TATGCTAGGACAAGCACATACGTGTTTAAAAATTTTACAGGAAATCTCTAACCTGCTAAATGAAAAGGAGCAAAAAAATGAAAAAGGAACAATCATCAAACTCGACACCAAAAGTTAAATACGCTTTAGCTGAAAAATACAAAGAAGAATCTAAAAAAAAACGTCAAGAAGAAGTTGACGGTTATGAACGTTTAAAAACTAAAGAGGCTTCAAAATTACCTGCACCCACTGGTTGGAGAATGTTAATTCTGCCATTTAAGATGAATGAAAAAACTAAGGGTGGTTTATATCTTGGACAAGATACTTTAGAGAGACAACAAGTAGGTTCAACATGTGGTCTTATCTTGGCAATGGGTCCAGATTGTTATGGTGATAAAGAAAAATTTCCAGAAGGTCCTTGGTGCAAGAAAGGTGATTGGGTAATCTTTGCACGTTATGCAGGATCAAGAATTCAAATTGACGGGGGTGAAGTACGTTTGCTGAATGACGATGAAGTGTTAGCTACTATAGATAACCCCGAAGATATACTTCATCAATACTAATCATAGATAGGAGAATACTATGCCAGACGAAGAAAAGAAAACAGTTGACCTTGATACCTCTGGTCCTGCAATGGATGTTGATCTTCCAGAAACAAAAGATCCCGCTGAAATTGTACAACCAGAAGTAAAAGAAGAACCAGCTGTAAGACCTGTTGTCGAAGAAGACAAAAGGACTTATGAAAAAGAGAAAGACCATGGGACAGACATGTCTTATGAGAATGAAAAAAGCGAGACAAAGAAAGACGATAAAGAATTAGAACAATACTCTGACTCAGTTCAGAAAAGAATATCTAAATTAACTAAAAAGTGGAGAGAAGCTGAACGTCAAAAAGACGAAGCGGTTTCTTATGCCGCTAGAATTTTAAAAGATAAAAAATCTAGTGATGCAAAACTTTCTAAGTTACAACCAGATTATCTTTCTGTAACAGAAGACGGTATTAAAAATGGTATGGAAGCCGCTCAAGCTAAATTAATGTCAGCAAGAGAAGCAAATGATGTAAAAGCAGAATCAGATGCGTTGGCCCAAATATCAGAATTTGGATACAAGAAAGCTAAACTTGAAGAAGCAAAAACTGCACAAGAGGCTTTTGAAAAACAACAAACGGAGAAGAAACCCTCTGAACCTGCAGCTGCAATAAATCAAGCACCTGTCAGACCAGATCCTAAAGCTGAAGCATGGAGTGAGAAAAATACATGGTTTGGTCAGGATAATGCTATGACTTATACGGCGTTTGATCTACATAAAAAGCTAACAGAACAAGAAGGCTATGATCCATCGAGTGACGAATACTATGCTGAAATTGATAAAAGAATAAGACTTGAGTTTCCGCATAAATTTGCTAATAATAGTGATACAGGAGAAAATACACGATCTGCTCCAGTACAAACAGTAGCTTCAGCGAAGCGAAGTACTAAAACTGGTCGCAAAACTGTGAGGCTCACACCATCGCAGGTAGCTATCGCTAATAAATTAGGTGTGCCACTTGAAGAATATGCGAAACAATTAAATATCACGAAGGAGGTATAAGCATATGAGTACAGATAAAAAAACTTCCCGTGCGAGCCAGACTCGAGAAAAGGAAACTCGAAAAAAAGTTTGGACTCCACCATCAGCATTAGATGCACCCCCTGCGCCTACAGGTTTTAGGCACAGATGGATAAGAGCCGAGAGCGTTGGATTTCATGATACAAAAAATGTATCTGGAAGAATAAGATCAGGATATGAATTAGTTAGATCTGACGAATATCCAGATTCAGATTATCCAATAGTAGAGGACGGCAAATACAAGGGAGTGATCGGTGTTGGCGGCCTAGTGCTCGCTAGGGTACCAGAAGAGATCGCGCAACAACGACAAGACTATTATGCTAATCAGCATAAAGAAAAAGTTGAAGCAATGGATAACGATCTTATGAAGGAAGAGCACCCAAGCATGCCTATCGATATCGACAGGCAATCGCGTGTTACTTTTGGTGGCTCAAAGAAATCCTAATTAGGAATTCATAAACCATCGAAGAACAATTAACCCGATGCTTCGGCATCATAATAGGAGGACTCTATGGCTAGAGCAAATAAAGATAGTGCCTTTGGTCTAAGACCAATTGGTAAGATCGGACAGAATAGAGACAACCAGGGTTTAAGTGAGTATTCTATCACAGCAAATGATAGTACTACGATCTTCTTTCAAGACGCGGTTTCAGCAACAGCAGCAGGTACAATTCACGGCGCTGCAGCTTCTGAAGCTTTCTTGTTAGGTTCACTCAATGGTGTCTTTTATACTGACCCGACAACAAGTAAGCCTACGTTCGCAAATCATTACTCGCAAGTAAATGCGGCTGATATTTCGGCGTTCGTAGCAGATGATCCGTACGAAAGATTCGAGATCCAGTCTAACAAAACTACTGCACACACGCAGTCAGACATATTTCAAAACTGTAATATGGAAGTGACAGCTGGGGACTCTGCGAACTTTGTTTCAAAATCTGAAATAGATATCGCAGGTGGTACGACTACTGGTACGGCTCAACTAAAAATAACAGGTGTATCGAATGATATTGATAACAGCAACTTAACCCACGCAAGTGGTCACGTTAACTTTGTTGTTATGATCAACGAGCACTTATACAATGCTAAAAATAACGGCATATAATAGCGGAATAGGAGATTAAATTATGGCTATATCAAGAGGACAACTAGTTAAAGAACTAGAGCCAGGTTTGAACGCACTGTTCGGCTTGGAATATAAACGTTATGAGAATCAGCATGCTGAGATATATGTAACAGAAACTTCAGACAGAGCGTTCGAAGAAGAAGTTATGTTATCTGGTTTTGCAAATGCATCAGTTAAACCAGAGGGTTCTGGCGTAGTTTTTGACAATGCTCAAGAAACTTACACAGCTAGATACACTATGGAAACTGTTGCGCTAGCGTTCGCGATCACTGAAGAAGCGATCGAGGATAACTTGTATGACAGACTTGCGTCTAGATATACAAAAGCATTAGCTAGATCCATGGCAAATACTAAACAAATAAAAGCAGTTGACCCATTATTAAATGGTTTACCTTCAGTGGGAACTTTCACATCTGGTGATGGTTCTTCATTGTTTGCAACAAACCACCCAACAATAGCGGGAACTGTTTCAAATACGTTGACTACACAGGCGGACCTTAATGAAACTTCATTAGAGCAATCTCTTATTGACATTGCTAAAATGACTGATGAGAGAGGTTTGAAAATTGCAGCAAGAGGAGTTAAAATGATTGTTCCTTCGGAGAATCAGTTTAATGCTGAGAGATTAATGAAATCTCAAGGTAGAACTTCAACAGCTGACAATGATATCAACGCAATCGTTTCTATGGGAATGGTTCCTCAAGGATACAGAGTGAACAATTTCTTAACTGATCCAGATGCGTTTTATCTAATCACTGATGTACCAAACGGTATGAAGTATTTCGAGAGAACACCTATCAGAACAGCGATGGAAGGTGACTTCGATACTGGAAACGTAAGATACAAAGCTAGAGAGAGATACAGATTTGGTGTCTCTGACTACAGAGGTATCTTTGGCGTTGAAGGTGCGTAATACTTAAAAATTTAAGGCGGGACACAATCCCGCCTTATTTTAAGAATAGAAAGAAAAAATGCACCCCAAACAATTCAGAGTACAAATTTATGCATATCAGTATCGCACTGATTTTGTTATAACTTCCTTAGACGGCCCCTTGGATATCGAAAATGCCATAGTTGACAAACTAGGAAAAAAAGATATAAAATGGGAATATCTTGGAGAAATGATGAATCCCAAGATTAAAAGAATAACCTATGAGGAGGTTATGAATGGAGAAAATGATGTTACATCTACAAGACCTTTACAAGAAAAAGAGGGGTCTGGATCTTCAGTGGGAGCAGGAACATCTCAAGGAGGGTAGATATACCCTTAATATGGTTAAGATTGACAGACAAGTTAAAGAAGTTCTTACCCATATAAAAACTGCAGAAGCTAAAAAAGAGCATATGCAGAATAAAATTGAGGAAGCAGCTCCACAAGTTTCCGTAGCAACTTAAACAAAAAGCTACATCGTTGGAAAATTTCTATCCGCACTACAGGCTCTCTTGCACTCTATTTAAAACTAGTATATAAATTAATCACTATACAATTAATAATGATATATAGACGAGTATAGTCGACGGCCTAGAGACTATATATCTTAACTAGGAGGATACAATCATGGCAGGAACACACTTTAGAAATCCAATAATGTTTGCTGGATTAGCTAATAACACTAAATGGTTTAAGGATTTACCAGTAGATAATAATCCTAACTACATATGTTATAAAGACGATTTTATTTATAACACTTTACCTTCAGCAGAATGGTCAACATCTATTGCAGATGGTGGTGCATCAGCTGGTATATCTAATGAAGTAGGTGGAGCAGTAACTTTAACATCTGCTAACACTACAGATAACAACGGTCTGGCTTTAGTAAAAACTCAAAATAGTTTTCAAGCTGTTGCAGAAACTAGAGATAGCTCTGGAGCAGTTACTAACCCAGGTACAATTATTTGGTACGAAGCGAGAATTCAAAACAATGACGCTAACGCTACTGACTATGGCACTGGATTAGTTGAAACTTTTACTGGAAGTTCTGGATGGAGATCTGCAAACAGAATCTCTATTGAGTCTAACAACGGTGAGCAGTTTTACAGATTTGTAACAAAAAATGCTTCTGGGACAAATCAAGTTCAATACACTGCATATACTATTACTGATAGTGCTTATGACACTGTAGGGTTTAGAGTAGATAAAGCTGGAAAAGTTGAGTTTTTTGTTAACAGAGTTTTAGCAGCGACTGTTACATCAAATATTAATACTGATGATATGCAAATGTTTGCAGCTTCAGTATCAGCTTCTGCTTCTGGACAGAGAGTAACAAAATTAGATTACATTAGTGCAACTCAGAACAGAAATGCTTCTGAACTTATTGGTAATATCTAATAAATAATTAATGGGGACTCGACTTGTTTAGAAGAGTCCCCTAAAGATTAAGGAGAAGAATATGCAAACATTTGGAAGCACTGGTGACATTTCTAACGCTAATGTTACCACTGAAAACAAAATTGTAAAAACTGGAAGAACAAGAGCTTTAGGAGTTGTGTTAAACACAACTGCTGCCTCAGGGGATTTTCACTTGAAAGATGGCGGAGCCGCAGGGACAGTAAAATTTAAATATAAAACAAGTGGAACTGCATCTGCAGGTAGTCCAATTGTAATTAATTTCCCTGGACCTATTTTGTTTGAAACAAACTTAACAGTTGCTTTTACTACTGAACACGTAACAGTTTGCTCTGTATTTTATAACTAGGAGGCAAAGTGGCTTTTTCAGGCACAAGTACATTCGAGAAATTTCTCTCGATAGATGATATTATTACTGAAGCTTTTGAAAGATTAGGATTTTTTGATTATTCAGGAAATGATTTAAGATCTGCAAGACGTTCTTTAAATATAATGTTTCAAGAATGGGACAACAGAGGTTTGCATTTTTGGGAGGTAGCAAGAACTGCTATTAGTTTGGTAGAAAATCAAAATGAATATACAATATTTAGATCTCCATCTGATGGAAATGCAAATGGTATAACTACCACTTTATCATCAGGGATTACAGCTTCAGCCACTACGATACCTGTAGCATCAACTAAAAATATGAATGCCACTGGTAAGATAAGAATTAATTCTGAAGTGATAACCTACACTTCAATTTCAGGTAATAATATTTTATGTTCAGCCTCTGATCGAGGAGCTGACGGCACAACCGCTGCATCTCATGCATCTGGTGATGCTGTAACTAATTTTGTAGACATGGTTTCGGATATTTTAGAAGCCAGTTACAGAAATTCAAGTGACGTAGACACACCACTTTCAAAAATTAATAGATCTCAATATCAAGCTTTTTCAAATAAAAGTTCCACTGGCCAACCATCACAATATTTTGTTCAAAGATTTATAGATAAAGTTACAGTAACTTTATATCTAACACCAGGTAATACACAAGCTGGTGAGTATTTATACTTCTACTATGTTAAAAGAATTCAAGATGCAGGTAAGTATACGAATGAAGCTG